ATCGTATCCGTTGTAAGTCAATCGGTATTCTTTAATCGGCTGGTTTAAACCTCCGCTTATAATTTCCATATACTGCGCAGGCAAAGAATATAAGCCAATAATTGGAGCATTAGGTTGCTCCCCACGTCTAGCGCCGTAGATGTATGCGTTGCCAGTTATTAAACGGAATGCGGCAATTTCTTTTAAAAGGTTGTCCCAAGTTTGAAACTCGTTTGGCTTTTTAAATAGCTTGTCAAGTTCAGGAACGCTTATTTCTTCCAAAGCCTTTGTTTTAAGTCTTTCGGCTTGGAATTTAGCACCTGAGTTGTCAAAGTTTCGGCTCATTGATTTGTAGTACTTCAAAGCCTTTTGGTCTTTCACCTCGTATACTACAATTGGAGCAGCACTTACTTTGTTGATGATTAGGTTTATAATGGCATAAAGGTCAGAGTTTAGATAAAGACCTTTTTCGATAAAGTTTTGCGTAGTTGGTGCGGTCCAAATGACGTTGTTGCCCAAATAAGGAAAAACTGCATTTAGGTAAGTAGAATCTTTTTGGTTAAAACCCAGTGCGGCTTTAATTCTATCTATGTAATTCATTCCGTTTGCTTTTTTTGTAAAAATAGGGTAATAAAATAAAAAAATGATGCCATATCCTAAACGTGCCAAAATTTAGAAACAGATAGCTTGTCGAATGCATAACGAATGGCGTCAATTGTGTGATTAAAATCATCAACTGGCGTGTCCGAACGCTTGTCATTCCATACGTAATTGTTTAATTCTTTAATGATTGTCTTTGATTCTTGAGATACTACAATTTGGTAGTCTTGCATTTTCTTAATTCCGTACCTAACGGAATCAGGACCCTTCGTACAAGGGATAATATTAAAGCCAAAATTGTAAATTTCATTAATTAGTCGAGGCTCTGCTGAGTCTGCAACAATCATGTCGTTAGGCTGGCAGTATTTACCAATTTTTTTTGATATGTCGGTTGTTGTCAATCCAGTTTCTGCAAAGCATTCTTGGCAATAAATCAACCCTTTGTCCTCGTCAACGGCAACTTTTATTAATGTAGTAGGGTCAATGCTAAAACCAAAGTCCATTCCAAATCCAAAAGGTAAAGAGGTGTCGAAATCAGCAATTTTCCAGTTTTCAAAAATGGCTCCTTCTGCTTTGTCCATCCAATTACCCATCACAATGTGGCTAAATTTAATCGGGTTTCGCTGCTTCATTGCCTCAAATCGAGCAACAACAGTACTATTTAAGTTGTCAATATTGTCTAAATAGGTTGTATGAATGTACGTGCAATCATTTTTGGTGCCTGTAAAGCCTGAGTTTACCATGTAATCCTCAAAAAAACGCTTATAAACCCAATGCTCTTTGGTTGCTGGGTTCATTATAAGCAAAACTCTGTTGGGTTTGTCTACTGCACGCACAGATAAGTCAATTCGGTCAAAAATATCCTCATCAACCAACTCCTCTGCTTCGTCCATTACCCAAGTTGTAACGCCAGCAATTGATTTAAGATTAGCCGTTGCCGTGCCTTGACTGGTTTTTATGCCTCGAAATAAAATCTTTGAGCCTGTCGCCTTGTTTATGATTTCAGATTGGGTTATTTCAAAGTCCTCTGACTTATTCATCAACTCAATCTTATCTATAAATTCAGGGATAATCGAAATAAACGCAGAGGTTAGCGTCCATCTAGTAAATAAAATCACGTGACCTTCTTGGTAAGTCAGGTTTAGCAAAAACATAGACAATGTCCAAGATTTGCCGCTACCTCGACCGCCAGTTATAAGGTAATAACGTGTTTTAGGTACCTCTAAAAATAAAGGCTCGTATTTGTCAATTATTTGGATTTTATCCATTCAATTGGTGGCGTTACTTTTTCGCCTTGAGTTGTTACGTCAACGACTTGCTTAGGCATTCCAAAGCGATAATTTAGCCAACATTTGATGGCTTGTATGTCGCCGTCTTGGCATCTGTCCCAAAGCGCTTTCCAAGCTTGTTCAGGTACGGCAATAGCGTCCATCTGCTCAATGATTTTAATCTCATCGGCTTTTGGCTTTCTTCCTGCGCCTATTCTTGCTCCTCCGTTTTGTCCCATCTGAAATAATCTGTTTATTCAGTCAAAGATAAAAAAAAGCCTAACTAAAGTCAGACCTTATCAAATACCATTATTGTATAGCTAAACCAAGACGCATTGGTTGCGGCGTTTCTAATCGTTTGAGAGTCCTTTGCATTGTGCTTAAATCCTCGGTCCACAATTTGCCCAATGATGTAGTCATTATTTGCACAATTAACGTGACCATCGCCACCTTGACCTATTACCGCCCAGCTAATAATCAAATGCTTTTTAGCGTGCTTTGTTATGTTGTCAATAAATTGCTCCTCAAATTCCTTTGGGATATGCTCGCCAACTTCCAGCGACAAAACAACGTCAAACTTTTTGCCCAAATAAAAAGGCTTGGATAAGTCCAGCACTTTGCCAATTCCGCCGCTTATGGTTTCTGTATTTGGGTTGCCATCGTATGCCTCCACTTTATAACCGTCAGCTTTAAAAGCTTTTGCATAGTCGCCCATACCACAACCAAAGTCGACAACTGTCTTGGCTTGCTTATCGGCTAAATACTGGGACAATGCAGATGCAATGCTTAGGTCGTGAACGTGTCCTGTTTGGTCTGTTGTCTCCCAAAAACCTACCTCGTTAATTTTCATATTTTAAAATTTTAAAAAAAAGCTTGAGCAGAACCCAAGCCTTTTCACTTAACAAAAACCCAAAATAACTACATTAATATTATTGTTTGACCAGTTGGCTCGCCTGTAAAATTGCAAAGCTTCCCGTTCCATTCAAATCTTACTTCTTTCTCTCGTCCTTGGTAAGCGGCTGCCAATGTTCTTATTTGCCGCTGGACAAGTTCAATGCATTCAAATTTACCCTTTCCTTTGTTTGACCAAGGGGACCATTGTCCGTCTCTTAATCGGTAACGAATCTCTAACGAATAATCAGGCTTTGAAATCGGGTAACCTTTAGCCATCTTTTCGCTTTATTACTACCTCCAAACCAATCTCTTCACAAATCTTGCGTAAGTTAAAAAGGCTTATCGACTCCAAGCCATTTTCAACGTGGTTAATTGGTGCATGACTCAATCCAATTTTCTTGCACAAATCCAGCTGGTTGTATCCAGCTTGCTTTCTTGCTTTCTTAATTAGTAAACCTTCGTAAATACTCATTTGCTTAATCTTTACGCAAATATAAGATTGCAATTTGATTCCAAGTTAAAACCAAGATTTTTGTTTAAAAAGGTAAAAGCTGATAAATGCCCATTTGTATGAATTCTTCTCCTTTTTTGACCAAGCACTTGCGAACGTTTAACTCAAATACATTTTTATCGTCAAAACCGTACTTTTTCTGTGCAATATCCATTAGGAGTTTTACTGGATTATCTAAGTCCGATGCTGAGTTGCTAAAGCCAAAGAAAAACTCAACCCTTAACATTTGGCTTGTGTCTACCTTTGATGCTGGCATACGCAAAAGCATTGCTTTCTCGTAATCTTTGTAAACTGGCGTTTTAAATCTTTTGCCTTGCCAAGCTAAATTGACGCTTAAAGGCTTTTCGTTTATTTTAAACTGAATCATTTGCAGCGTTCATAAATCCAAGACCAAGCAATTGTCCACAAAGCCAGCAAAACCATAAAAAGCAGCAGGCTAGACAATTTAAGTAGCAAAAGTAGACCAAAGCCTACTAATGCCACAAAGATTGCGTACAAATCATTCTTTTTCATTTAAAAGGGTAGGTTATCATTTTCGACAATGCGCTTCTCTGTCGCCTTGTTTGCCACCTGTACAGGCTTCCAATCGTCTACCTCCAAATAATGCGTTGCCTTGCCTTCAACTTTCTCTTGCTTTTCCTTCATTACTAGATTTACCCACTCGGTATCGTTGGCATTTAGGTATGCCAATAACTTTTCAAGGTCGCTTCTGCTTTGGCTAATTTTAGTCATTGTGCCAAATTTTGTTTGGATAATCTTTGCGTTTCCGCCGTAAATCTTGCTCATAATTGTTTTGGTTATATTAATTTATCTAAATCCTTGTTTTCTCTAATTGCCTGTAAAATAAACAACTTCCAAATCTTGTTCTTGGTCTTGGCTCCAACGCTGGTCTCGTCTACATATCTAACCGTCAAGCGTAACTCTTTTCTAACGTCGTTCTCCATCTCTTCCACGTTAAACTCCCAAGGCTTTAAAATTCCTTTTTCTTGGAACTTGTTAAACCAGTTCATTCCCCATTCTGAAATATCTAAGCAATAACCTGTCTCCTTTGCATACTGGTAATTTTTTCTAAAAATCTGTTTACCAACCTCAATCCAGTAAGCAATCTCTTCGTTGCTGGGTTCGCTTTCTTTGTTGTTTAAAGCTTGGACTTCTTGCACAATTTGGCTTTGGTGGTGTGCATAGTATTGGTTAATCCAAACGCTAACTGTCTTCTCGTTTACGTGGTAAAAATCGCCATACTGTCCTCGCATCCCTGCGTGCAAAATGTAGTCAACTCTTGCCTCTGTCATCCAGCCGTAGCTTCCAAATAATTTACTGAGGCATCCAAGTAACTCACTTGCCTCTTCCTTTTTGTATTCTTTAAATTGCTTTAGTCCGCAAACAAACTCCATCTTTCGGAGGTGCGTTAAAATTATCTCATTCATTGTTTAGGTGTTTTTGTTTTTGTAAATCCTCGTAAAGTTCGTCAAATACGTTTTTACCTTTGCTTTCTTTTTTTGGTACTGGGTTGCCTCTTTTTACCCAATTAAAAAAATGCTCCTTGGCAAGCTTTTCGTTTTCTTTAAAATCAGCCTTTAAGATACATTCTTGTCTAAAGGTATTCAAATGGTTTTTAACTTCTGTTAAATCGGCTTTCCAGTTCATTGCTAATCCTTCAAGCCAAATGTTATTATTCCATAATTGACGAAAAATCGCATTATGTGAATCCTCATTTACTTTTGTTTCTTTTTCTTTAATTTCTTTTACTTTACTTTCCTTTAATTGCATTGCATTTGCATTGCGTTCGCTATGCGTTCGCATTGCGTTCGCATCATTATCTCGATTCCAGCGTTTCTTGGCTGATTCTCTTGCCTTTTCTGAACGTTCTTC